CAAACTCAAGACCGTACACAGGTAACTCGGACGGAGCCGCAGCTGGCCCTCGAGCAGGCATGGACGAATGGATCCGACAGGCAGTTAAATACTCAAACGGTGCTATCTGGAATAACGGATCTTGGGGAGTTCGTAACATGCGCGGATCCGAAACATCGCTTTCCGTACACGCTACGGGGCGCGCGTGGGATGCTTCGTACCGAAAAACTGACAAGTACCCAACAGCAAACCGCAAAGGTGCAGTTGCGTTCTTAAACATTGTCATCGCCAACGCAAACGCACTCGGAGTTGAATGCGTACTGGATTACTTTCCACAAAAGTTCGGACGCGGATACCGCTGCGATCGTCAAGCTTGGAAGTCATACAGCAAACCCGAGATTCACGGTGCACCCGGCGGAGATTGGCACCATTACGAAATAAGTCCAGCAATGGCAGACTCTCCAGCCCTTGTGAAACAAGCCTTTCAGAGAGTGTTCGCCGAAATCCCCCAATAGCGCACACTGATCCTCTATGGTCGAAGTACCGACGATAGGAGTACAAAACATGACCGAACCGAAAGTCTTTATCTACGAAGTAGGTCGGTGCAATTTAGACAACGGACAAGAAATCCTTGTTCAGATCTTTCGACACGAAGACACCCACAAAATCATCCGCGCCCAGATCGCCTTCCGAACTTTGGCAGGCGACTCATGGGGCGTCCCTACAGAATTGGACTTTCAACAATGACCCCAGTATTTCTCAAAGTATCCGCATGGGCTATCTGTGCACTTGCCTCATTTGTGCTCCTCTGGGACGCTTCTGAAGCGCCTGAAGGCATCTCTCAAGTGAGCGTCCAGACTGCCTACGCCACAATTCCACTAGCACCGCTACCGACCACGACCTCGAGCACGACCCCAGTGACCGCATGCGCTGGAGCTCTCAACCTTGCCTTGAGTGTGGGATGGCCTGCAACCGAAACACCGACCCTGATGCGCGTGCTGAAACGCGAGTCAAATTGTACGCCAGACGCATTTAACCCTCGAGACACCGCAGGCGGCTCTTACGGCTATATGCAGATCAACGGATTCTGGTGCACCCCTTCGGCATACTGGCCTCAAGGCTGGCTACAAGCGAAAGGAATCTTGACAGTGTGCGACGAATTGTTTGACCCAAAGGTGAACCTCATCGCAGCTCTCGCAGTGTGGCATAATTCTAATTGGTCGCCTTGGAATCTTCCGAAGTGACCGAAGAGCAATATCCCGAAACAGGAATTACAGAGGAGACCCGACGAATGTATCCCGAAACTTACAGCGACAAATACAACAAAGTTTTCATGCAATTTGTAGACGACATCTTTCGTCCTAATCATGTACCTGCACCAAAACACTCACACGACATCCTTCTTGATGAGTTGGCGATCATGTACGAAGCAAGCATGGAAGCAGGTGGAGAGCAGGCGCGCTTTAATGCGTCAGTGCTTCGAGCCGCGATCAATGTGATCTTGACATGCACAAAATAGTTTGTAAGAAATGCGGACTAGAAATGAACGGCACACCGCACGCCACTAACCCGACCAAAATCCTTTGGAGTCACCCAGACCTCAAAGCATGCAAGAAAGTGAAGCCGATCAAATGAACGACCTACAACTTTTCGCACCATCACGCGGATTAGGGCAATACCGAGAAGACATTGCCATTGATCGCAATACGGTCATGATCTCAACCAGCGCAAAACCAACCTCTGCAAGTGCAGCTCTAAACGCATTGCCTAAGTCGGGATCAAAGCGTAGGCGCGTGTATGAGTACTTAAAGCAGACAGGCGGAGCAACAGACGAAGAGATTGAGCGCGCATTGGGCATCTCTGGCAACACTGTTAGACCCACCCGGGGCTCCCTAGTCAAAGACAAGTTCGTCTACGCCACCGACCTAGAGCGTCCAACGCTTGCTGGCAACATGGCGATTGTATGGAAGGCGCGGTAATGGCTAAGAAATATGCTCCAATGACGGCACTAGAAATAAAACAAATGCACGAAGAATGGGACAGAGAAGAACAAGAACGCATAGACCTTTACGGAGTCTGTGAAGATTGTGGAAAGACAAATCATCCAGCGACTTTCTACAACGGAGACACGGTAGAAGAAATTATTATGCACGCCAATTTCTATTGCACTGGTAAAAAAAGAACTGCAAAGAAGCCTCTCTGATGGCACACTTTGACCTGTCGCTCTATGAAACGGTCGCACAACGCTTAGAGCGTTTTTGGACTGCCTACCCTCACGGACAGATCGTGACGACCATGATGCACTACGACGCGTCTACGGTTATCTTTCGATGCGAGACCTACGACAACGAAGGACGCATCATTGCTCACGGCTGGGCAGAAGAAGTCATGGGAAACTCCCCAGTAAACAAAACATCGTTTCTTGAGAACTGCGAAACATCAGCGATCGGACGCGCCATAAGTAACGGCCCACTCGGTCACACTGGAGAGCGCGCATCAAGTAACGAGATGGAGAAAGTCAACCGCGTTAATAGCACGCCTGCACCTGACACCTTTGGCGGTGCTACACCCAAGCAGATCGGCTTCTTAAAGTCGCTTGCTCGAGGTAAAGCATGGGACGACTTTCAGCTGCTTGAGTTTATTCACAAGACTCTTGGCGTTGACGATGTAGTTGTAGAGACCTTGTCATCGGGACAGTGTCGCGTGCTCATTGACAGGATGAAACTATGAGAAACCCATCTGAAGAATACGATCGACTGCACGATCACTGCCAAGCGTTAGGTCGCGAGCGTGATTACTTAAAACGCTTAGTAGAAGAACTCAAAGTCGAGTTGGCATCGGCACGCACACTGCTAGGACTAGACAAATGAGTCGACCAGTGTGGCTAGTGCTTGCTCTCACGATGCTATGTGCAGCTCTAATGGTTAGGTCTGATAGAAAGTAAACCCTTTACAACTGGCAAGTCTCAAGGCCGTATCACCTTCGCAAGTGACGGGGCTAATCCAAGGGAACTTGGTTAGATCGGCGCGTCCAAAACTTGCAACACGAAAAGGATTGGCAAAGCGTCGAAGCGCAGTGTGTAAAGGAATTGAATAGGGAGTCCAGTGATGGCAACGGACGGGGGGCTCTTCAGGGGTCTGTCTTGCATTACGCTTAACGATGACATACCAGAAACAAACTCAACAGACTCGAGCCCGACATGCAACACACTCAACATCAATCGAGAGCAAGCGCGACAGCGCGCGCTAGCAGGTCTTAGGACATGGCACGCCCGCTCACTGAATACGACAGCAAGCGTTACAAAGCAGCAAGAGCCGAACTGCTTAGAGATGAACCCACATGTCATTGGTGCAGGCGCGCAAAAGCAACCGAACTAGATCACCTAGTCGAGCACGACGAAGGCGGCACGATTGACGACGGATATGTACCAGCATGTAAACCCTGCAACAGTAGACGCGGAGCAGAATACATAAACAAAAAAACTGCAACGCGAATCAAAAACAGAAATAACAATTTTTTACACACGATGCAAACGCCCCCGAGCCCCATCCAACTCTCTCTCCCAAGGAGCCTTGATCAGCCTGAACTAGCGGTGATCAGCCACGACCAGCCAAGATTGGAAACGATCGTTCCAGACTGTGACGGCTCATGGGCTGGACTTGTGGGGGACATGGCTAAAGAGCTGCTTCATGTTGAGCTCATGCCTTGGCAGGTGCATTATCTTGAGCGCGCGTTGGGATTCACTACTGCTCCTGATGGGCAAGATGATCTTGTGCACAGATCTTCTCTTTGTTCTGTCGCTCGACAAAATGGCAAGACACTCCTAATTCAATGTTTAATTCTATTTTGGATGATTGAGATGCCGAAGATCCGGGGCACAAAGCAGACCGTGCTATCTACAGCTCACACTCTGTCACTTGCCTGTCTCCTCTTTGATGAGATCGCACCAATCCTCGAAGACCGCTACGGCGCCAAGATTATGAAGTCTTTTGGTCGTAACTCGGCGACAATGCCAGACGGAACGAAGTGGTATGTGCGCGCGGCAAACCCTTCAATCGGTCACGGAATGTCAGTAGATCTAATTTGTGCCGACGAAATCTTTGACATCTCCGAGATCACGATGGCAGGCCTGATCCCAACCCAGCGCGTCCGCAGGTCTCCTCACTTGGCGCTTTTTAGCACAGCTGGCACCGAGTCGAGCGCATTATTTATCAGACATCGAGAGAACGCGTTGCGATTAATTGACACAAATAACCCTTCCAACTTTTACTTTGCAGAATGGTCGCCACCGCCCACAGTAGATCCCATGCAAGAATCGTCGTGGTCGTGGGGCAACCCAGCACTCGGACACACTCTGACGCTTGACACTTTGCGCGCCGAATCTAAAGACCCTGACCGATCTAACTTTTTAAGATCGTCGCTAAACATGTGGATCGCCAGCACCCAGTCATGGATTCAGACCCACCTATGGCCCGACCTTAAGTACGACGGCCCGATCCCTACTGGCGGCGTGATCTCGGTAGAAGCGTCTATGGATGAGTCCAGATATTTTGCGACTAAGTCGGTTGCGCTTGGTGACGGTCGGACTTGTGTCTCGGTCGCGTTTACTGCCGAAACTGCCAAAGAACTGTGGGCTCATGTCGCAGCGTTGGCGGCGGATCCTGCGATCAAGTTCATCTTCTCACCAACTATTGACGCGCACTGCCCACCGATCTTTGAGCGTCGGCGCGTCGTAATGGGCTACAAAGAGATTCTTCAGTACACCCCCATTGTAAGAAATATGATTAGTGAAGGTCGGCTTGTGCACACTGGCGAAGCGATGCTTGCCGAGCATGTTTGTCGAGCGGTCATGGTAAGGACTCAAGGTTCAATCGCAGTGTCGTCACAGAAGTCAGCTGGACCGATCGAGTTGTGTCGCACGATGATATGGGGAGCGTCGGCAGCTGCACGCCCGGGCAACTCCCAGAAGCCGATGCTGGTCACTGTAAATCAGTAGCATCTTCTTGGCACTCGCTTACTTGCTTGCCTGTCGTCGGGATACCGCAATTGACTAGGCGAGTGCCACCATGATCCGCTCTAAATGTGTCATCATGTGATATGGGATTATTTGACCGCAAAGTAAGCAAGGCTGCTATTAGTCCGCCGCCAGCCAAAGCCGCTGCAGCTGGAGCGATGAATCCCGGGTACAACTCAAGCAATGTCGGCGCAAATATGATCGGTCAGTATTACACCTACCGAGAAGGCCAACTTCGCGCGGCAGCAATCTCAATCCCTGCAATCTCACGCGCACGCGATCTACTTGCATCAGTAATTGGCTGCATGCCATTACAGATGTATAACGAAATGTGGAACGGCGAAGAAATGGAACGCGTCTATATCGCCCCCCGATCTTGGTTGCGTCGCCCTGATCCAACTGTTCCCTTCAATTTTCTCATGAGTTGGACATTTGATGACCTCTACTTCTACGGTCGCGCTTTTTGGTACATCACATCGCGCACCGCTGACGGTTATCCCGCGAGTTTCTCAAGGCTCCCAGCGGGCTCAGTCACCACCACCGACATGGCAGGTCCCGTCTGGTTCGCTCCTTCCAAAGAAGTTTATTTTCAAGGCGGTCAAATAGATCCTGCAAACCTTGTGCAATTCTTGTCGCCAACACAAGGAATGGTTTATTCATCGCAAGCCGCAATTGAAACAGCGATCAAGATTCAAGACGCAAGGGCAAGAAACGCGAGCTCCTCGATTCCAGCGGGCGTCCTTATGCAGACTGGTGGTGAGCCTTTGAGCGCGCAAGAATTGGCTGATCTTGCTGCAGCGTTTAATACCGCTCGAGCAACTAATCAAACTGCAGCGCTAAACGAATTCCTTAAATACGAACCGACAACGATGTCGCCAGACAAGATGCTTCTTATTGAGTCTGCTAACTATAGCGCGTTGGAAACTGGTGGTCGTATTGGCAATGTTCCGCCATACCTGATCGGCGTATCTACTGGGTCGTATTCATATCAGTCATCGCAACAGGCTCGCATGGACTTGCTGTTTTTTGGCGTGAAGTTGTACGCCGATGCGATAGCAGAAACATTGTCTATGAATAATGTTTTGCCTAACGGCACCTATGTTGCCTTTGATTACGAATCGTATTTAGAAGAAAATTACCTAGCAGACAAAATGGAAATGCCAGTACAAGAAGACACTCAAGAGGAGATCGCAAACTAATGATTAGATTTACAGCACCATCCGCCAGCATCGATGCAGCTGCAGGCGACGGAACACCATCACGAACCATCACAGGAATCGCAGTCCCTTACGGCGTAGCAGCAACAGTCGCCGACGGAACCGAAGTCATCTTTGAGCAAGGCAGCCTTCCAATCGAAGGCAAAGCACCGCGCCTATACATGAACCATGACAGCAATCAGGCCATTGGAATTGTTACCGAGCGCGTAGACACTCCAGAAGGCATGCTCTTTAGTGCCAAGATTAGCAAGACCGCTGCAGGCGATGAAGCCCTACAGCTTGCCATAGACGGCGTACTGGACTCGGTATCGGTCGGAGTAAACCCAACTAAGACTCGAGCAAACAAAGACGGATCGCTAACAGTGTTAGCAGCCGACTGGATCGAGTTGTCTATGGTGCCAGTTCCTGCTTTTGTTGGAGCCATGATCACAGACATCGCAGCGAGTATCCACCACGAAGACGAAGAAATAAGTATTATAGAAACAGAACCTACACAGGAGAACGAACCCATGTCAGAGCCAACAGTCCCAGCAGTAGAAGCAACCATTCCAACTGCACCAATTCCAGCAAAAGCAAAGCGTGAATTCAAGATGCCATCAGCTGGCGAATTCATGGCTGCTTATCACATTGGCGGAGACACATTCTCCAACATGAACGCAGCAGTCGCAGAATTTTCCGCATCACAGCGCACCGCACTCCAAGCAGCTGCAGGCGATGTCCTTACCTCTGACACCCCGGGCCTCTTGCCAGTGCCCGTTTTGGGACCGCTCGTACAGGACCTAAATTTCCTTCGTCCTGTAGTCGAGGCTGTAGGCGCTCGCGCTTATCCTGACAACGGAAGGTCAAAGACTTTTACTCGTCCAACGATTACCACGCACACAAGCGTTGCAACACAGTCCACTGAATTGTCAGCAGTTTCAGCCACCACAATGGTCATTGCGGCAAACTCAATTAGCAAGACAACTTTGGCTGGGCAAGTAAGTTTGTCCTCACAAGACATTTCGTTCACCTCGCCTGAAGCGATGTCATTGATCTTGAATGACTTGATGGGCGAATACATGATCGCTTCGGACAACAAAGCAGCGGACGACTTGCTCACTGCAGCAAACTCGTCGGGCGTTTGGGACGGAACAGTCGCAGACTTGCTCAAGAGTGTTTACGACGCAGCGAATGATGTATCGGCAAACCGTAACTGGATGCCGACACACATGTTCGTCTCCGTAGATGTTTGGTCACAACTCGGTCAGCTCGTAGACACAACCAACCGACCAATCTTCCCATTTATCGGTGCAGGTCTTACAGGCCAGAACGCACTCGGCGGTGGAAGCGCAACATCATGGAACGGCACGCCACTCGGTCTCCAACTCGTAGTGGACAGCAACTTCGCTGCGAAGACAATGATCATCACCCGAGTCGGTCAGGGCCAAGGCGATGCTTACGAATTCTACGAAAGCATTCAAGGCCTTCTTAGCGTGGACACACCTGCAACTTTGGGCAAGACCATGAGCTTCCACGGCTATGTCTCAACCTTCGCTGCAATCGGTGGAATGATCCGCAAAATCACACAGGCTTAGTCGAGAGCGGGGCTACCGCTCATGGCTGTTTACAGCATTACGCAGAAATACCTCATAGACAACTACGCCGTAGTTCAACTTCTCACCGATGCAGAAATTGAACTCGGCGCAAGTGTCGTCCTTGCCGGGGTAGATGCGACTTTTAACGGAACTTACACAGTCCGCGCATTACCTCAATATCTTTATGTCGGCATAGATACAGAAGGCGATCTTCTTTACGATGTAAACATTCCGATCGCTAACCAAGTGCTTGTCGCAAAGACCGCTAGTGATGTTACGCGCACCGCTGCTACTGGCACGCTAACTATCACGCAGACTTGCACTTGGGTCACGGCAGCAAACATCGAGGATTGGTTAGGCATTGGCACAGCGACCGCAGCCGACGCCGCGTTCCTAACAGTGTGCGCCAGTGCAGCTTCACAATTCTGCTGGAGACGCCGAATGGAAGCAGGCTATGTGGACTCGCTTACGACCGTCCCTTCGCAAGATGTCTTCCTAGGAACTCAGATGTACGGTGGCGCGCTGTACCGCCAACGCGGATCAGTGGATCAATACGCTTCATTCCAAAACATGGGAGTAACCCCTGTTATGGGTCTAAACGGAATGATCCGCCAGCTCTTGGGAATTGATCGTCCGCAGGTCGCCTAATGGCTGTACCTAACTACACAGATCTATTTAACGAAGGCTACGACGATCTTGTAGCGAAGCTCTCAACGGTCGTAGGGCTACAAGTCAATAACGATCCACGCAATATCACGCCGCCAAGCGTCTTCGTCAATATCGACTCAATAGACGGCTATAACTACAATGTCGCAAAACTTAACTTCACTCTGCAGATCATCACGCTAGGCCCGGGCAACCTTGACGCCCAAAAGAGTCTGCTCAATATCCTTGCCCAAATCTACGCACTCAATATTGGCGTGGTATCTGGACGCCCAACCAACCTAGACATCGGTGGCTCGACGCTTCCTGCTTATGAGCTGTCGGTCTCGACTGTCGTGCAGACTGCCTAATCCACACTCTCGGTCTCATTATGTGTCAAACTAAAACCAACACTTCCAAGGAGTAACTCATCATGGCAACTTCCACAATCCTCTCAAATCCAGTCGTCACTCTCGGCGGAACCGCGCTGACAGGCTGGTGCACAAGCGCCACCTTAAATCGCACTGTCACGGCCCTGAATGACACGGTCTTCGGAAATACTTCAAACACTTTCACGGCTGGTCTTGAGGATAATGAATGTACCCTGACCCTGTTTTTGAGCTACGAAGCAAGCGCCACTTATGCAACTCTTGCTCCACTCGTCGGCACCAAGACAACTGTCATTGTCAAACCAACTTCGGCAGTGGACTCGGCAACTAACCCGGGCTTCACACTCACCAACTGTTATCTCGAGACGCTTCCAGTGATCTCGGCTTCGCTCGGTGAGCTGCAATCGATCGATATAACGCTGATGGGCGGCGTCTACTCGGCTGATACAACTAACCCATAATCTTCGGCCTTCCTTGGCCCGACGAAAGGAAACATAGTGAAGATCAAACTGACGCTTACACGCGGAGACAAAAAAGAAACACTTATTACGAACCTGTTTGCTATTGCAGAATGGGAACGCTTAGAGAATCGTCGAGTCTCTGACGGTCGCGGTATTGGTGCATCAGACATGGCTTGCTGGGCGTACATCATGCTCGGCGTCAAAGGCGAAACTCTTCCACCAACTTGGCGCGAATGGCTGAAAGCGAACCCAGATGTCGAGATCGGCGTAGAGGACTCAACTGATGTAAACCCTACGGACGCGGCTACAGGCGACAACTCGCCGAACTTGTAGTCGCGACAGGGTGGGCTCCCACTTTCTACGCTGACACCTTCGACACGCGAGATCTCACTACTATTGTCGCAGTGCTAGAAAAACAGAATAAGAAGAGGTGACATGAGCGGAACCGTGGAGACAAAGGTAGAGATCTACGGGCTCAAGAGCGCGCTAAAAGAGCTCAACAAAATAGACAAAGTGCTTCGTCGCGAGATTACTAAAGATTACAAACGCGTAACAATGTCTCTCATTCAAGACGCTGAATCGGCGATCCCTATGGGTATCGGCGTAACGCAAATGCGCGGTATGGGTCGAGCATGGACACCTACTAAGGGCTCTTATCAGATCTTGCCTTGGCCTGATACGCACCAAATTAAAGCTTCAATTAACACCAAAAACATTAAAGAATACGCAGGGCAAAAGGTAAACCTTTCAACCTTCATTGTTAAATGGACTGGCGGAGCTGCACAGGTCTTTGATTGGGCTGACTCGGGAACCCTTGGTGCAGCACTCTCAAGCAAGTACGGATCACCTTCGCGCGTTATGTGGCCTGCCTACGAAAAGAACAAGACCGAGATTGATAAAGAGATGGAAATTATTGTGAAAAAAGTGTCTGATAAATTGTCGCAGAATCTAGCGGTGCAGTAATGGGCGTCATCCTTCCAATTATTTCCGAGTTTGATGCCAAGGGCACACAAAAGGCGATTAAAGAGTTTCAGAAACTTGAGGGCGCTTCTGCTAAAGCACAGTTTGCAATTAAGAAGGCTGCAGTCCCAGCAGCCGCAGCGGTCGCAGGATTAGGGCTTGCCCTTGTAGGTGCTACTAAGGCGGCAATGGAAGACCAAGCCGAACAGGTACAACTAGCGCTTGCGCTTGAAAATGTCACTGGCGCTACTGACGCACAAGTCAAAGCATCCGAAGAAATGATCTCAAAGATGAGTCTTGCGTCAGGCGTAGCGGATTCTGAACTTCGCCCGGCACTGGCGTCACTTGTACGCGGAACTAAAGACATCGAGGAAGCCAACAAAGCCCTAGCACTTGCACAAGACATCTCCGCAGGATCAGGCAAAGACCTTGCGACCGTCTCCGATGCTCTTGCGAAGGCTTACGGCGGAAACATGAAAGGACTTGCAGCACTAAGTCCAGAGATCAAAGCAATGATCAAAGACGGTGCATCTTTGTCAGATGTAATGGATGTCCTCGGTGGGAACTTTGGTGGTGCTTCTGCCGCAGCTGCCGCCACTGCCGAAGGTGGAATGAAGCGTCTCGGGATCGCATTGGCAGAGACCAAAGAATCAATTGGTGCTGCACTGATCCCAGTAGTCGAAGCGCTCCTTCCCTACCTGATCGCTTTTGGCGCGTGGGCACAAGAGAACACCAAGGTCTTCCTCATTGTCGCAGGCGCGATCGGCGGAATCGCAGTCACGATCTTGGCTCTTAATGCCGCTATGAAAGTTTATGCAGCCGCACAAATGATCGTGAACGGCGTTGTCGCAGTGTTTAACGCGCTACTACTGGCAAACCCTGTCACACTTGTCATCTTGGCAATCGTGGCGTTTATAGCAATTCTGACCGCGCTCTACTTCAAGTTCGAGACCGTCCGCAAGATTGTAGACACAGTCTTTCAAGCAATGCTTAAAGGCGGTAAAGCAGTCTTTGACGGACTCACAACTTACTTCACAGGCGTATTTAACATCTACAAAAATCTATTTAACGGCATTGCAAAACTTTGGAATAACACGATCGGCAAATTGTCTTTTGACATCCCTGACTGGGTGCCGGGCTTAGGTGGCAAAGGCTTCTCCGTTCCGAATATTCCTATGCTCGCGGACGGTGGAATCGTGACAGGGCCAACGCTTGCAATGATCGGCGAGCGTGGCCCTGAAGCGGTCATCCCATTATCTGGACGCGGTGGTGGAATGGGTAACTACACGATCAACATCACAGGCGGTCTTGGCTCGAGCGCGGAGATCGGCACAGCTGTCGTGAACGCAATCAGAGCGTTTAATAGGCAGAATGGCCCTGCGAACATAGCGGTCGCCTAATGGCTGGCGTAGCGGTACTCGGGTCAGGTAACTACGATCTCGAGATTGACACAGGGTACGACTGGAACGCTTTTACTCTTGACGATGATCTCAAAGGCGAATTAGACAATACCGAATATGTGCTTGACGGGACATCCCAGTTCGCAAGCGTCCTAGACGGCGCAATCTCACTTACAGCCAAGCGTGGACGCGCTAACACTGGCGACCAGTTTGCTTATGGCACGATGAACTTCACACTGAACGACACTTACGCCGACGGAGTGTTTAACCCTTTTGATACAACTTCTCCGTATTACGACCCAGCAAATAATCAGCCTGGACTCGCACCGCTTCGAGAAGTTCGTTTTTCTCGGTACAGCTCTACTAATGTCAAAGAACTTTTGTGGGTCGGCTACATATTAAATTACGACTACACCTTTACGCTCGGCGGATTGGACACAGTGACCGTTAATTGTGCGGACTTTTCTTATCAGCTAGGACAGACCTTTCTTGCCGAATGGAATGTCACAGAACAGCTCTCAAGCGAGCGTTTTGATGACCTGCTAGATCGACCAGAAGTCGCTTACACAGGCACACGGAGCATTGAGACAGGCGTGGCGACCCTTGGCGGTGCAGCTGCTTACACGGTCGCCAACGGTACCTCGGTCGCAGGGTACGCCAACAAGATCAATGAAGCCGAGCAGGGTCGAATCTTTGTAGATCGAGAAGGCACTATCACCTTCCAGAAGCGCATTGGACAGACGCTTGGAGTCCCTGTCGCCGAGTTCCATGATGACGGTACCCAGATCGGCTACTCGGCTATAGACATCTCTTTTCAAGCGGACACCGTCGTAAACCGCGCGTCTATTCAGCACGCTGGAGCAACATCGCCAGAAGTTGCAGAAGACCTCGCATCTCAAGCCTTGTATCTGGTACAGACCCAGTCGATCACCGACTCGCTTTTGCACAATGACGCCGCAGCTCTCACACTTGCCCAATACTTAATCAGTCCAGATCCCGAAGCACGCTTCAACTTCCTAGGCACAGAGTTCCCCGGCACACCTGCACTAGACCAAGACACACTTGCGCTCCTCGATGTAGGCGACCTAATCAACATCCAAAAGTCAATTACCACTTCGGCAGGCCCAACCCAATTTGCACAAGATCTCACCATTGAAGGATTGGAGCATCGGCTTACTTTGTCGGCTGGGCACGCAGTCACCTACTTCACATCACCAACCACGATCGTCTATGAGCTAATCTTAAATGACATTGTGTATGGCACACTTGACCAAGAAAATGTCTTAGGATAAACATATGCCAAACGAGCAAACAAGCGTCCCACTTTTTACCGCTGGCGAGGTATTGACCGCCGCCAATATGAACATAAGCGCGGGAACTGGCGTGCCAGTGTTCTCAAATACAACTACGCGCGACGCGGCGTTTGGTGGCGCAGGCGAAAAAGTACTTGCTGAAGGGCAACTCTGCTACCTGTCAGACTCAAACATTGTGCAGTACTACACGGGCGCGGCGTGGGCTACTGTCGGGCCGTCTACGGCTAGCGGATTAACTCTTATCACGGCACAAACTATTGGCACAACAGTTGCAAGCGTTACTGTGTCTGGTGCCTTTAGCGCTACATACGACAACTACAAAATATCTGTCAGCGGTGGTCTTGCTTCAGCAGATGTCCATCTAGAGATGATTTTAGGTTCGACATCTACTGGTTATTATCGTGCTGGATACAATTCGGATTTTGCTTCTGTTTCTTTAACAGGTGTACAAGCATCTAACGCGGCATCTTGGCGCGTCGGTTACGGAAATACAAATTTACTGAATGTCAATATGGAAATCTTTTCGCCAAACTTAGCAAAAATTACAACTTATTATGCGCGCCGAGTAGATGCACGAACCACAGGCAATGCACAACATCACGACGGTATGTTAAACGACACAACTCAATACACAGCGTTCACAATTACGCCGTCAAGCGGCACATTAACTGGCGGCACTATTCGCGTTTACGGATACCAAAACAGTTAGGGCATGACATGACATACGCTGAAGCCGTAGCAATGTATCCACATGACGAAGTACATATTCAAGTTGATGATGTTGTTAGACCAATGACGCCAGCAGAATACGAAGCATTTATACAAAAACAAGTCGACTATGTACCAGAGTCATGATGTGCAATGAAGCCGCGCTACTACTTGGCTAGTGTCATGCTCGCGCTCATCCTGACCGCCTGTGCAGACCGATACCGAGAAAACTGCAACACCACTAAAGCCAACGGAATACTAGAAAGGCGTTGCCAGTGAACCCAGACAACCGCTTAAGCAACGAACAGATCAAAGCTCGATTAATCCTCATCGTAGGAATCGGACTGACTGCATCGTTCGTCATGGCAATTGCATCGCTCATCTTTGGACTTCTCTTTGTTGTGCAACCTACCGAGCAGAGCCCTAATGACGCCGAAGCATGGGGAGTCTTATCACCGATGCTCATGACTTTGGCAGGTGGGCTTATAGGTCTCTTGGCAGGGAACGGACTTAAGGATCGTCCTAAAGATCCGCCAACATTATGAGCGTAATTCCAGCGAATCCAGCAGTCCCAAACTCAAGACCGTACACAGGTAACTCGGACGGAGCCGCAGCTGGCCCTCGAGCAGGCATGGACGAATGGATCCGACAGGCAGTTAAATACTCAAACGGTGCTATCTGGAATAACGGATCTTGGGG